ATTTAAAACTCGAACTAATGGCAACCGGAGAAAATGCCGGTACATGGGGTGATAAAACAAATACAAATTTAAATTTAGTTCAACAAGCAGTAGCTGGTTTTGAAGCAATTGATGTTGCATCAGCAGATGTAACACTAGCAATGACAGATGCTACAATTTCAAATGCAAGAAATGCAACTCTTAAATTTACTGGCACATTAGCTGCAAACAGAACTGTTACTTTACCAGATAGTATTGAAAAAGTTTTCAACATTGAAGACGGAACAGATCATGCTGGAAATACATTAACATTTAAAACTGCATCTGGAACAGGTGTGCTTTTATGTGAAGGTAATTGTTATGTTGTTTATTCTGATGGAACTAACATTGTAAAAACAAATGAATATAGAAAATGGAGAACTCTTACTGCTGCTGAAACAATTCAAGCAGGAGCTAAACTTTTTATAGATACAACGGGTGGAGCTTTTACAGTTACACTTCCAGCGTCACCAGCTGTTGGTGATGAAGTTCATTTTATAGACTCAAGATTTAATTTTGATACTGCCGCATTGACTGTGGGCAGAAACAGTTCTAAAATAGCAAACGCAAGTTCAGACTTAGTTGTTAATACAGAGGGTGCAGGTTTTGGATTAGTTTTTTCTGGTTCAAATGTAGGCTGGACTTATATGGAGAAATAATATGTCAAATTACGAAGCAACAAGATACGATTTTACTGGAGCAAACCTTACTGGTATCGAGGGTATACCAACTGCAACTATTGTGCCGTGGTCTTCATCCTCAGTTCCATCTGGTTTTTTAGAGTGTGATGGGTCAAACGTTTCAAGATCAACTTATTCTGCTTTATTTGCAATTATAGGAACTACTTACGGATCAGGTGATGGTTCGTCTACTTTTGGTTTACCTGATTTACAAGACAACGTAGCTGTCGGAAAATCAAACAATAAAGCTTTAGCATCAACTGGTGGAGCAAACACTGTAGCTTCAAGTGGAAATGTTGGAGGATCTACAGGATCTCATACATTATCAACGAGTGAAATTGCTTCCCACTCTCACTCATTGGGTTCAAGAAACCCTATGATGATTAATCAGCCACCGGGGCCAAGCACAGGTGCATCTGCACAAGGGCCAGCTGGAGGTTTAGCAACACAATCAGCTGGAGGTGGTGGATCACACTCTCACAACATGAGTGCAACTTTTACAGGGGATTCTACTTCAGTATTACAACCATATTTAACAGTAATATATATTATTAAAACATAGGAGATTAAATAGATGCAAGGTAAATGGACAATAGTATTTGATGACAAAACAATCATTAACCAAAGTGTTCTTAATGATTTAGGTTTTGGAACTCCATACAAAATAGATGATGATGCATTTTGGAGTGATTCAAAATGGGATAACGTTCACGCAATTCAATATGTAGATGATCAAAATGATCATGCCGATTGCGTAGAAATGAAACCAGGAACTTTTGGCAGAAATAAAACTTGGGCCGAAGCTGGTTTTGGAAATTTTACTGATTTATTTATAGTTAAATGGGACGCTGCACACTTAGCACAACTACAAGAAACTTGGGACAATGACAATAATGATGGTGAAACAGCTGAACAAAAGATCAATAGATTAGGTGCTAGACCTACATCTTATACATCATCTTAACATCATCCACGAAGTCAAAAGATATTTCTCACCTGATAATGGTGGATTTCCTCTATGCACGTAAGGAAAACTAGCAGGCCAAATAACTATTCTGCCCGCTTTTGGTTTTACTCTTTTTGAAAAATGTAAAAACTCTGTTTCCCCACCTTCTTCTACATCATTTAAATAAATACTAAAAACCAAACCTCTTTTAGAACTTTCAAAATCTGAATTATGTTCTACATGCCAAACATGATATCCTTCTGTGGGTAGAGTTTTTTGAATTTTAACACTAGTGTATTTAAAAGTTTCAAGATCAAATGCTTTGGCACATCCAGTCATTTCTTCATAATGTTTTAAAGCCTGATCATAATTTACCATCAAAGATTTTAACTCTTCATACCAAAAATGTATTACATTTGGATTAGCAAAATATTGTTGATCTTGTTTTTCTAATGATGAAACTTTTTCAAAAGATTGTCTATTTATAGTTCTATTAAATTTATCTTGGTCTTCAAATAATTTTATGGCTCTATTACACTCTTCTTTAGTTATATAGTTATCGTAAATACCTATAAAATTATTTAGACTTACTTCTCGTTTTTTCATCCATTTTCCTTATTTTTTCATCATAAGTAAATCCGTTTCCATTATCTGATTCAACTATATTGAATATTAAACTGTACCTAGGTTTCTCACTTTCAGATGGATTAAATCCATGAAATATGTAAGGAGGAAATATGTAAAAACTACCGGGTTCAGGTATAATTTCTAAATTTATTTCAGGTAATTGTAAAGGACAACCTTCAGAAAGATATAAAATGCCATGATAACAAGTGTGTATATGAGAAGTTAAATAGTCTCCTTTATTAATTTGATTACCCCAAGCATTTATAACTTTAAATCTATCTTTAAAATGTAAAAATATTTCTGGGTGAGAGACGGTATGTTTAGCTATCACAAAATTTAAAAAGTTTTCAAACAAAGGATGACCTTTAAAGTGATTCCAATCTGTCATACCTCCTTTAACATGAGTGTAATTTTTCATTTTAGGATCTAAATTATTTTTTACTTCTAACATTAAATTGTGAATATGATCGGGAAAAGCGTATTGTCCAAATATAATATTTACATTTCTGATATAACTTACATTTATACTGGTTCTTTGTTCATTAAAGATGCCATGTTTATCTATTATGTTAATCATTCTCTGTCTTTCATTCTTAAAAAATCTATTATATAACGCTATATTATGCTACAAAAATTAAATTTCAAGGCTAGATTAATAAACATCAAAAAAGAATGACAAAAAAATATGCCTCGAGAAGTTAAAAGACTAGATCCATTTCATAAATTGTTTTACAGCTGCACATTAGATGTGCTTGAAAAAGAAATCATACAGATGGAATCTTTTTTTCACGAACATAAAAGAATTCAAACAGATAACGTTCATATAAACGAAGTAGATAATACTTTTAAAGTCATAAACGTTTTAAATTTACCCGCTCTTATTAATTTAAAAAAACAAGTAGAAGAAATCCTACAGCAATTTAAACTAGGAATCAAATCTAGTTGGGGACTGAGATATCAAAAATTTGATACCATGAGATTACATAATCACGGTAATGAACCTGAATTAAAATCAGGAATTATTTATTTAAAAGGTCGGGGACCGGGAACTATTTTTTACGAGGATGCTTTTAGAAGTTGGATGGAGTATTCTTTTAGCCCGGGTGAGTTGTTACTTTTTTCTGAGGTCGTATCTCATGAAGTTAGACCATTAAAAGAAAACGAATATAGATTAGTCATATCATTTAATACTTACAATAAGGAGGACCATGATAAGTAAAGTGGATATAACAGAAGCCATAATGCATTTTCCCAATTTTTTTAATCCTGAAGTTGGAAAATATTGTATAGATTTTTGTAATCATAGAGCTAGTCAAAGTCAAAAATTATCAATCATGGCTGACTCAGATAAAGTTAATACTGAAGTAAGAGATGTAAATGGTTATCCACTTTGTGGAGACAAACCTTCAGATATATTTACTTTTCACAGAATAAAAAAAGAAATTGAAAGAATGGTTTTTAATTATAAAGCTAAGTTTCCAGCAGTAGAGTATAATGGAGTGTTACAAATTGATTTATTGCATTACAAAAAATCAGGTAAATATAAAATGCACGTGGATTTATACAGAAGATCTAATAGAAATTTAAGTTGTATTATAAATTTAAATGAAGACTACGAAGGTGGAGATTTATGTTTTGGAGATCCTAAATGTAATATTATTAAAAGATACAAACTTAAAAAAAATGATATTATATTTTTTCCAAGTAATTTTTTATATCCACATTGCATAGAACCTATAACAAAAGGAGAAAGGTACAGTATTGTAGCATGGCTAGATTAGGTGAAGATTTTTTTTATAAGAAAATAGATAATTTTTTTTCAGAAGAAGAATTAAAATTTTTAGACATCTATACGATGAACGCATTAAAAAAATTTGAAAACATAAATAAAGGCCCTGATGAGTGGGCATTTCAACCTGCGTGGGCAGAGGATGCCGTCATGCAAACTTTTTTAGAAAGTAAATTACCTTTAGTTGAAAAAGAAAGTAATGTTAAATTATATCCCACATATTCTTTTTGGCGTTATTATGTTTTTGGTGGTAAGTTAGCAGAACACACTGACAGACCTTCTTGTGAGATAAGTATTACAGCATGCATGCAAAAATTATCTGATTGGCCTATTGTTGTTGGAAACACAAGTATAGAATTAAAACCGGGTGAGGCTGTTTTATATTCAGGTTGTGCCATTCCACATAGTAGACCGGGCACTTATACTGGTGAAGGTCTGGCTCAAGTTTTTTTACATTATGTAGATAAATCTGGTCCTTTTACTCATCATCGCAATGATGACTTTTTAAAATTTGCAAGATCTAAACAAAGTCCTCAAGACGCATTAAAAATACAAGAGATGAAAGAAAGATATAACTATGAAACTAGTTTACACAATTCCAAATAAACTTTGGTGGATACAAGATTTTCTTGAATATAATATGTATAAAGGTATTCATAATGCGATCATTCGTGAAAGAAAAAAGATTAATCTTCATTCTGTAGAAAAAGATTGGGTAGAGTCTTTATATAATAATCTCGAGCCTGCTAAAAGAGTTGAAGTTAAAAACTACCCGCCATTTGAAAAGTTGAAAACTTTGGTTAAACATAATCAGTATTATCAACTTCCAGAACTCAATCACATATGCACTACGATTCATTACATGACTAAAAACTCTGGAATAAACTGGCATGATGATGGCAAGTGGAAGTATGGTGCTACTTATTATTTAAATAGAAGATGGAATATTCATTGGGGTGGGGAGTTTATGTTTGCGGATGAAAAAGCTCATGGTTTTTTACCTATAATAGGCAACTCTTTAG